CGTAAAACTTTATCGTTAGTCTTATCTCTTAACTCCTCTAAATTAGTAGCCCCAAAAGTTAACCATATTTTTCTATATCCCCTAAAAATTTGTTTTCCATCACAATACCTTCTTACATAATTAATCCAATTATTAGCAACTCTAGAACCCACTAATTTTAATAAATTATAGTAATTCATGGGTCGAGATGTCATAGGTGTACCAGATAATAACCACAACCTATCAATTTTGGAAGTTAAATTATTTACTAATTTAGTTCTTTGAGCTTTACCGTTAGACACGTAATGGGCTTCGTCAATTATAACCAAATCAAATTTAGTATCTAAAATATTTGTTTTTTTGTCTTTATCTTTAGGTAGTGAATGAAAGTTTTTAAGTATATCATAATTAATAATTACATATTTTCCATCTACCCACTTTTTACCTTCTACTATCCCTACTTCTGCATCTGTGTAATTTTCAATCTCTCTTTTCCAGTTAACCTTTAATGAAGCTGGACAAATAATTAATATTTTTTTTACTTTACAACTTATACTAGCCATAATAGCTGAACTAGTTTTACCTAACCCCATATCATCAGCCAATATATATTTTTTATTTGAAACCAATTTTGTTATTGCTATTCTCTGATGTTCAAAAGGAGGACGATGAGAAAATTCACTAAAATCTACATCAATATCAGGATTAGCTCTAGGTATAATTTGATTTTTAGGTACCCAAAAAGCATTTAAACTATCACTTTCAATAACCTTACCCCAAACGTGGTAAGCTTTATCTGTCTCAGTAAGTAACTTTTCAATCCAGATTGACTTAGGGGGTGACTGTAAAAATTTGGTAGACATGTATTCTTTTGAAAGATAGTCATCTATATCCATCCATAATCTTACAACTTTAGGTTTATTGATGTAGTTTTTATTAATATATTCTGCCTGTGAACGTGTTAATGTAAAAGTTTTACTATTAAGCATATTATTTTTTAGGCCTATAATATAGTTATTGGCCCCATTATAATCAGCTAGTGAATTTTTAGCTTTAATTTCTAGTGGGAAATTCTCCATATTAAAAATATAATAAAAAGAGAAAAGAAAGACAAATTGTATTTATAATAAAAGGACTTACTAATATGGCAAAAAAAATACCTATAACTAGAATATCTAAATTTTTTGGTTCAGAAGATTTTCAACTAGAACAAGATATTGGTATGGAGTGGTTACATGGTGACCTACATTTTAATTTAGTTTTATTTAGAGTAGATAATAAATTATCTGATGTTGATGATGTATACGGGGAGTCTGGACCAGAAGAGATTAGGTTTAAAGCACCAGTAGAATTTAAAGCTTATGTAAAAATAGACCCACCAAGATTAGATAGTTATGCTGATGGTTTAGTTAAAGATTTAGAACCAGGGAATATGACTTTAGGTGTTTACTTAAAACATCTTGAAGAATTAGATATAGATATTAATTACGGAGATTATATTGGTTATCCAGAAAAAGAAAATAAGATAAGATACTATACAGTAACAAATGATGGTAGAGTAACGTCAGACAATAAACACACAATAGGTGGATATAAGGCTTTTTATAGAACAATAACATGTGCATATACAAGTCCAAACGAATTTAAAGGAATATAATGTCATTACCAAAAAAAATAAAAAAACATTTAAATATAGCTCCTGGTCCAGTACAAGAGCATTATCCTGATGGTTATGATGGTAGAACAACGCCTAATAGAAGAAGAGAATTAGCAGATTTAATTAATGATGATGGTACTTTTTTACCAAAATCTTTATTACATGCTGACCTTGACAGGGGTATGTTAGATTTTGTAGAGACACAACTTAAAACTGTTAGTAACGGTAAAAAAATAAATGTTATAGATAGGATATTAACTTTACAAAGATGGGCAGAATTTTCACAAACTTGGAAATTTAGTACTTCCGATAAAAATGTTGATTTACCTTTTATTGTAGTTGTTAGAAAACCGGACGTTCAATACGGAACTAACCCCGCTCTACAATATACAATACCGGACAGAAAACAATTTCATTACGCAAAAGTCCCAACATGGGACGGTAATAGAAAAGGTTACGACATATATACAATTCCACAACCAGTACCAGTAGACATTACTTATGATGTAAAAATAATTTGTAATAGAATGAGAGAATTAAATCAATTTAATAGAGTTACATTACAAAAATTTACATCTAGACAGGCTTATACTTTTGTTAAAGGACATTATATACCTATAGTTATGCAATCCATAGGTGATGAAAGTAAAATAGATACAGAAGAAAGGAGGTACTACCAACAAAGTTACCAATTTCAACTACAAGGATTTTTATTAGATGAAGAGGAGTTTGAGGTTAAACCAGCTATTAGTAGAAGTTTAGTGTTGTTTGGTTTTGACACTAAAAACAGAAGAGGTGATGTTAAAAATATGGGAGAAAAAAATCCAGATACAGTAAGAAACGTTGTTATTTTTGATAAAACGGGTGTTATTACAGATGTAAAAGAAATTAAATATGAATATAAAACTGATATAGATGTTTTAAGGGTTACAAATATGGCTGATTTTAAATTTAAATTAAATGGCACATCAGTAGACCTACCATTATTAGTCAACCCCGGAGATGTTTTAAAAATTGAAATCAATAAACAAACTATAGGTGTTAAATCTACTATAACCTTACAAGAAAAACTTGTGAGATAATTTATTCCCCATAAATATCTTTTTTACCTTTACATTTTTCTTGTATTAGTTTTTCTACAAAAGCAAACATTTTTAATCCATGTTTTTTACAATACGACTTTAACATAGTATGTGACTCTATACTAATTTTTAAATTTTTTATTTTTTGTTTTTTATATTCTGAGGGCATTATAAAGGATATTTTTAATATAATTAGGTTATAGTATGAAAAAAGTAATAAAATTTTCATACTCTTTGTTAAATAAGGTGTTTTAACACCTAACTTTTGTGATTGGCCCGGGTATTTATATTAAAAAAGAATAATAATTTTTTAAAAAATTTAATATAACTATGGGAAATGGAAATAGAGTTTTTGTATCACCAGGTGTATACACATCCGAAAAAGATTTAAGTTTTGTAGCACAAAGTGTTGGGGTTACAACATTAGGGTTAGTTGGTGAGACCCTTAAAGGTCCGGCTTTCGAACCTATATTCGTACAAAATTTTGATGATTTTGTTACAAGGTTTGGGGGTACGTCACCTAGAACATATGTAGATTCACAAATACCTAAATATGAATTAGGTTATATAGCTAAATCTTACCTAAGTCAATCAAATCAATTATTTGTAACTAGAGTACTAGGGATAAGTGGTTATGATGCAGGACCTTCTTGGTCTGTACAAACTATTGGTTCTTTAGATGCTTCTACTTTTTCTAGTTCAGTTTCAGCTACAACAACAGGTAATACATTCCCATTCTTTATACCATTAACAGGAGCTGGGGGTACAGTAGGAGCTAAAGTATTTAGTAATTTAGCTATGACAACAGACTGGTTCTCAGGTTTACCAGATGAAATACTTTCACATTTTAATGAGGTAGTAACCTTGAATAATGGTACAACAACAAGTTTAAACAGTTCAGTACTGGCTTGGTTAACATCAACCCTAAATACAGGAAAGTTTCCAACAACTTGTACTTTAGGTTCCGCGGGAACTGAATGTACTATAACAGCAGGTACATCCAACGGTAGTATATACCAATACGGTCCTATACCGACAGAAATGGATAAGTTAGCTACAGGTACTACTATATTAGCTTTAGCAGCTTCAGGTAGTACACAAGGATTACAAAACGCAATTGGGGGAACAAGTGTGATTAATAATGTTTTAGGTGTTAATGATAACGCATTAACAAGTGGTGGATACCCTAACGACGCTTGGTATTACGCTTTATTTGATTATTCAGGTTCATCTACTTGTTGTAGTGGTACAACTTATAGTGGAGCGGCATTCCAAGTTTACCTATCAGCATATACTCAAGGTAGTAATTTAAGTAGATATATCGGCCCAACAGTTGGTCGTACTGGTTTTGTTCCTGGTGGAACAAGTACCGTATCAGGTGGTGTACCATTAGTTACTGGTACTACAACTGTGGCTGGAAGTGCGGTTACAGTTTATTCTGGGGTAGCGGTAGTAGATACTGTATCATTTAAAGGTGTTAAAGCATTTGCAGATTACGATAATATGGTTGTCTTAACATTAAGGTCTAGAGGTATTAGTACTTTAAATACCGGAGGTCCAAATTATGATATAAGTGCAAATACAGTAGTCTTTGATTGTACGGGAACATATAAAGATGTTTTAGAAGACCCATTTGCATCCTTTGGAATTAGTGCGAGAACTAATACTAACGACAAATACGCATTTAAAGTGGATATGAATTCTACATCTAAAGAATTTGCACCTAGAGTATTTGGTAGAACTCCATTTGATAAGAAAAGAGAAGAGGTTCCTTTATTTGTTGAGGAGGCTTATCCTAATTTATTATTAGATGGTTATAGAAGAAATAAAATTAGAGGTTTACAGTGTTGTCTAACACATTTACCTGGAGCAAGAACTAATAATACTAATTTAACATCTATTGGTTGGTACATGCAACAGTGGAACACACCTTCAACTCCATGGGTTGTTAGTGAACTACAAGGTACTGATGTATTTAGATTATTTAAATTTGTATCAATTTCAGATGGTACATCAGCAAATAGAGAATATAAAGTTTCTATCACAAATCTTTCATTTGAAAGAGGAGAATTTGATATACTAGTTAGAGACTTTAATGATACAGACGCTAGACCTAACGTACTAGAAAAATTCACTAGATGTAGTCTAGACCCAACTAAAGTATCGTTTGTCGGTAGAAAAATTGGTACTTCTAC